CAGACCGCCGTTGGGGGCGATTGCGGTTCCGTCAGTGCTGTCACCATCAATCAGATAGTGAGGGCTGGTGGTAACGGCAGGGCCGGTGTTGGTGTAGGTAGTAGGAGACAAAGCCATTTTGAATTCCTTAAAAAGTTAATGACAGGGGGTGATTAGCCCCCCTTTGTCAATTAGGCTGCAACTCGGCAGGCAAGTTCCGGGTAAAGCGGAGCCCAACCGTAGAGTACATCCAGGCGAGTTGGAATGCTGTCATTATTGATGGTATATTGACGCACAACACGCATAGACAGGCCAATCTCTTTATCAGAGGCGCGACCTGCGAAATGCACACCTTCCGGCAGTTCCAGATCAGCCACTGCTAGCGTAAACGCATTGCGGTGCATGATGATGTTCTGCGGAGAAACCGTACCCGTCTTGTTGAAGAAGTTAACGGTAGCCGTAGAGCTGGTGCTCGGAATCGTCACGTTCTGGAATTGACCAGCAGTGATGACTGCGGGGCTGACGGTCACGTTGAAGGTTGCGCCAGTGCCAGAGGCAGCGGCTTTCACCACAAAGTTACGCAGCTTGTTCGAGCCGTAGGCTTGACGGTTCTGGGGGTTAACAGCGTACACGCCATCAATCGTAATCACATCGCCAGCGTTCAGCGAAACTGCGCCGGTAGAGGTAATGCTGATCGTGGAGGACGATGCCCAACCAGAGGTCAGGAAGCCCGTAGCAGCGGTCGTGGAACACACAGCCGTACCAGCGAACGAACCGAACGTCTGGGAAACCACGTTCTGATCCATCTTCCAGTTCATGCCAGCAGAGTCACGGCCCATCAGACCTTTACGGTACTGCTCGCCAATGGCTTCCTGGGGAACGAACAGACCTTTCAGGCTGTCAACAATGGTTGCGCTTGTGAACGGTTCAACGATACACGAACGGCGACCATCGCGGGGTGCGCCTTCAGCGTCCAGATACGCACCTGCGGTCAGGTAGGTAATCAGGCCGGTGGGGGGGTGCCAGCAGTACCAACGATGTTGGCGGTTTGCAGGGTAGCCATCGACAGACCGTCACGGTCAATCTTGTTGGCGATAGCGGCAACGGCGGGCTTCAGCACGCGATCCGAGAACATATCCAGAGACAGAGCCAGGTCTTGAGTCGTGAACTGGGTGTCAACGTGGAATTGGGTGCTCAGGGTCACGGGCACGCTCGTCTCGTTGAAATCTTCAACGTTCAGGGCGGGGCCAGTCGTACCGATGAAACGACCCGGGCGGCGAACGTTGACCGTGTTACCGATCTTCGCACCGACCACAGCAAACTGGTCGTCATAGTTGCGGTCTACTTCACTGGTGAAGGTCAACTCGTTTTCCAAGACCATCAACGCTTCGTTGGTGATCTTGCTAATAGTTAGCAAGGTATTTGACATTTGGTTTCCTTAAAAAGATTAGGTTTACCGAATCTTCCCGGCTCTCCTTGCTTGCTTCCAGGCTTGGTAACTGCCTTCCCACACACCATCGCTGGACATGGGGACATCTACTGCGCCTTTGCTTGCTCGGATCGGCCTGATAGGTTCGGGGGCTTTGCTTTTGACTACAGGAGCGCTCGTTTCTTGGGGTTTAGTCTCAAAACGGGCCTCAAGTTTTCCAATTTCTCTCAATGCGCTGATCGGAGGCAATTTGGCAATCTTCTGGGCAATTTCAGGATTCTCAGCCAGGTAATACAGAAGTTTTGCACCGTGATCGCTGTCCATAATCGCATCGCGTACATGATCGGGGACGACCACATCGCTAGAGGCAACCATGTCATCAAAGTCGGGCAACTCATCCTTAACAGCATTCACCTTCTCGGCCCAAGTTTTCACAAACTTTTCCCGTTCGGTTTCCTGCTTCATCTGCTGAATCTTCAAATTTGCCGTGTACTCTGCGAGTGCCTCGGCATATTCAAAGGCATCCTTGAATTGCTCTGGTCGGGGCTTGCCATCGCTAGGTTGCTGCACTTGTGGCGCGGCTTTCTGCTCTAACTGCCTTAACCGATCTTCCAGTTGCATCCTCGCTTCACGTTCCCGTTGCGCTTCTTTACGCGCTTCTTCCCGTTGGCGAGTTATTTCCGAAAAACGCTTCTCAAGTTTTGGATTTTGCTTGCGTTCCTCCTGCGGTTTTGCGGCGTCTGCTTCAGTAGGTTCACTCCGTTCCTCAGTCTCAACCGGCTCTGCGTCTGCCTTTTCAGGTTCTTCAGCCACAGTTTCGACAGGCTTTTCGGCTAAACCTAATCTCTCTGCATAAAAATCCGCTGCGTTTTCGCTAGTTACAACCGAACTAGCACTTTTTTCTTCAGACATAGGTATTACCCTAAGAATTAG